TATTAAGCAATTTCTGGAGCTGTTAGTGCTATGTTTGTAGACTCAGCATTAGCTAAATCAAGTGGGAAGTTGTGAGCATTACGCTCGTGCATTACCTCGAAGCCAAGGTTAGCTCTGTTTAATACATCTGCCCATGTAGGGATTACCTTTCCATTGACATCAACTACTGACTGGTTAAAGTTAAAACCATTAAGGTTGAATGCCATAGTGCAGATTCCCATAGAGGTAAGCCATATGCCAACCACGGGGAAAGTAGCAAGAAAGAAATGTAAAGAACGAGAATTATTGAAAGAAGCATATTGAAAAATTAGTCTCCCAAAGTACCCGTGTGCAGCGACAATATTATATGTCTCTTCATCTTGCCCGAACTTATAGCCATAGTTCTGCGATACGTCCTCTGTTGTTTCTTTAATAATAGAGGAAGTAACAAGACTTCCGTGCATAGCAGAGAAAAGAGCTCCACCGAATACCCCAGCAACACCGAGCATGTGGAACGGGTGCATAAGGATATTGTGTTCTGCTTGGAATACGAACATGAAGTTAAAAGTACCAGAAATACCAAGAGGCATACCATCACTAAAACTCCCTTGTCCGAAAGGGTAAACTAAGAATACTGCTAGAGCTGCTGAGACTGGAGCTGTGTATGCCACAAATATCCATGGTCTCATACCTAGTCTGTATGATAGTTCCCATTGTCTGCCTGCGTATGCAAGCACGCCTATCAAAAAATGAAAGACGATAAGTTGGTATGGTCCACCGTTATATAACCATTCGTCTAAGGTTCCGGCTTCCCAAATAGGGTAAAAATGTAGTCCGATTGCGTTTGAGGAGGGGACGACTGCTCCTGATATAATATTGTTTCCGTATAATAACGAGCCGGAAACTGGCTCACGTATGCCATCTATATCTACAGGTGGTGCTGCGATAAAGGCGAGTATGAAACATGTGGTAGCAGTTAGTAAAGCTGGAATCATTAACACACCAAACCAGCCTACGTATAGACGGTTCTCTGTGCTAGTGACCCAGTTACAAAACTTCTCCCAGTTGGTAGTAGTGTCTCTTTGTAATGAGATTGCTGCCATGTGTGATTAGCTTGAATGTATGTTGTCGCATTCCTCTTCGACTTTAGAGAGGAAAAATTGGATGACTTTATATTTTTCCACCATAGGAAGGTCCGCATCCAGAAGAACTTTGTGCCTTGCTTGAACAAAATCAAAGCAAGTCATCTTCCATTTATATGGAGGAATTTGCCTCGGCTTAGAATACGCCGGGGATAATCTGACCAGTGGTGATGTAAGCACCGACAGCAGCAACAAAGCCAAGCATCGCTGCCCAGCCGTTAAAACGTTCTGCTTCATGTGTAAAGATTGGGTTGGTGTTGTGGTGTGACATTTCGATTAATTGAATAGGTGGTTCGTAAGGATACTCGTTTTCGAGTAGTGTGTCTAGATCTCTTGTTTTCATAATTAGAATTGGAGATCTGATTGGTCTAGTCTTCTGAGGACATCATCTCTGTATGCCTCATCTGTATCGTAGCGTGGATCTCCCATCGCTGCGACAAGTTCTGCTTGAGATCTAAATGATTCTCCAGCAGATGATGCAGCTCTGCCTTGTAGCATTCTGCCTTCGTAGCCATTAGCATCGTTGTATGCTGACTGTAATCCTTGGAAAGCTATACCAATAGCTGCCGGATTACCTGAGTCGACTACAGAATCAAAAGCATCTATCTGTTTTTCACTAAGATTACTAGCAGCCCACTCGACTACTCTGTTGTAATTAGCTTCTCCGCCTGCTGCATTCTGAACACTGTTCACTTGTGCTTCAGACATCTCGACAGACTGTTGACTAAGTTGAGGATTTTTAGATTGTATCTCTAAGTAAGCAGCTACTAAATCTTGGCTACTCATTTCAGAAAACCTTTCAATAGTTTCTTCACTTAGTGTACCATCATTTGCATAATACTCGTCTGATGCTTCGTTGATTAAACTGACCGCAGGAGCATCATCAAGTACCTCTTCATCGCTTTCTTCTTCTTCTTCATATCCTTCGTCTGTGCTTTCGTAGTCGACTTCTTCTTCGTCTGTTTGTCCAAGTTTTTTTTGTAATGATAAGTATGCGCTCTCTAATTCTTCTGCGCTTTTATATTTACCAGCTAGTAGTTGTTCTTGTTCTGCTACTAGCTTTTCTCCTACTTCTAAAGAGTTCTGTTCCTCTGCGGTTAGAACTTCTGTATCAGGAGTATTATCATAAGATAAAGTTTCTGCCATTTATTCCATTGGTGGTTGTTGATCTTGTGGCATCATGCCTTGTAAATTTTCTGAATCCGCTAACTTTGAATTAGCAAACTGACCAGCTTGTTGTAGTAGTGTTGCTTGTTGCTGTTTCTGTTCCATCTCTTCCTTCTCACCTTGCATCTGTTGTGGTGTCTTAACAAGATTTAATACATCAATACCTTGTGCAGCAGCTAGACGTTTGATAGCTTCTAAAGGATTTATAAATTGTCCTAATGCCTGTGGTCCTATTGTCTGAGCAATAGTTCCCATAAACATAGTTAAAGCTTCTCTATCTTGACCACGACCTAAAGCATTTACACCGGCTACAATAGCTGGTCTAATAATTTCTTTAGGTATCTTAGGTAATTCATTAGTTCTTTGTAAAACTAAAAGAGTTCTATCTAAGTAAGGTATTAAGAAAGATGTAGTTAACAAACTAAAAATGCCACCGAGCTGTTGCTCTAGTTCTAACTGTGTTAGTCTGACTTCTTCTGCTGTAACTCTTTCTGCATTTCTAACATTCATCACTAAGAATGCTTCAAGCAATCTTCTTTCTATTGTTTGAGACATGTTAGCAGCAGTAGAGAAGTCGGCTGTCTTACCAACCTGTACAACTTGTACGTCTTCTGCTCTACCCTGTACGATGGCTCCATTTCCAGCCTTTGCAATAGTTGCTGGCTTCGTAGTTGAAGATGGACTGACCAGAAAGATTACCTTACTGGCAGCAGCAGCTCCTTCAACAAGAGCTTGTGATAAACCTTCTAGAGATTTGAGATCGCCAAGGAACTCTTCTACTCTACCACGTCCGTACTGTTCTCCGTCAACAGAATTAAAAGTCAGGACGAGCCAAGGACTTGCATTCTTAGGAGCTGTACTACGTGAGCCCGGTACTATCATACCTTCTACTTCTTGATACCATACCCATCTGCCGTTATCTAGTTTCACGCACGTGTAAACTTCGACTTCATCAGTATTAGTACCATATGTTTTATCAACGACTGTGTTGGGTTCTTTCTTTGGAAGATCAAAACCGAGTACATCGCGATGTATCAATTCCTTTGTAACTATTTCTAGGACGTTACCATTTCCATCTCTGTTAACGACATACCTATTTAGAGGATAGTTTTTGATTCCATCTTTACCCATAAATAGTAACGCATTACCACCAACAATTAAATGTTTTAGTGCTTGATGTATTACTACTCTATCATTTGATGCAGCGATATAGTCCATGACCATTCGTTCCATCTTAGATAAAGATAGTTCCATTTCTGACTTTGCCTCTGCTGGCAGTTCCTCACCTAACTTATCTTCTCGTACTTGAAACTTAAAGAAGGAACCTTGTGGAGGTAAGATAGCAAGCATAAGTTTTGCTGCTAAACCTACCACACACTTGGAACCAACTGACTGCCACGGAATACGTAAAGTTTCGTGTGTAGGTTTTGAGGTTGTATCGTCTTGAATTAAATAAGGTAACGTGAGTTCTGAACAATCAACGGCTTTGTCTAGGAATTGTCGTCGATCTGTTACCAGTTGATTGTATCTCTCACGGGCTAACATTAGTTAATGCCTCCGCCTCCGGCTGATCCACCGGTACCTGTATTTACTTTTGGATTTAATTTGATTTTTAAATCACCTGTACCTTTTGAGTACTGGTTCTTGTTCTTGTTACCACGATCATCTTTAGCTCGCTTTACCTGTGGGTTCACATCCTTAATCATAGGATCAGGAGGTGGTGCCGTAGGTGTTGGAGGTAATGGTGGTGGCGGAGCTGGTGGTAAAGGTGGTGGGGTTGGCGGTGCGCCTCCTCCGATACACATAATTAAATTTCCTCGTCTGTTTGTTTTTGTTTTATATAATCTATCACACTAGCTTGACCAGCACGATACATTATTGTATTTATATCTTCTTTGGGGTGAATAGGTTTCCACCCAAAGTTCTGTTCTAACTCGTCAACTAAATCATCGAGCTTCTCGTTGTGTAGTTTAAGAGTATTGAGGGAGATTGACATTTGAGTGTTCAAAGAATGCAGGCATTCTAGCTGCCTTAGTTTGTGAAAATTCTGGTGCTTTGCCTTCGTACATTAGTCTGTCGCTGGCATCTAACCAAAATTTTTTGTCCAAATATCTATCGGCACTCTGTTTTAAGGGTTGCATTACCCAGTTGATAGTTGCCTTTCTTAACTTATCTAATGATTGACTAGGCTTGAGACCTAGTTCTGTACATACCAATGAGTTAGCTGCCACATGGACTTGCTCGTCTCTAGATATGTCAGCACTGACAGTTCTTAGACCGGCGTCACCACAGAATCTAAAGAACGGTAGTAATACAAAAAAGATTGCTCTCTCTGCTACTAATGCTTTTAGTATTGTGTGGTCTGGATGTTCTTCCCACGCTGCACGTAAGCGTAATGCTTCGGCTTCGGCTTTTTCATCTACGCCTAGTGCGTTGGTGATATAGCCAAGTGCAAGATCGTGTTTGATCTCGTCCTTAACGTTTGACTCTAGAAGTGCTCTGGCAGAGTCGGGAACTTCCTTATCAAGTGCTTCTGTAATGAACTCGCCAACTGGTAACTCCATATGGCGTATTGCAAGAGCACGGTAGATGGTTTCTTCTGCACCTTCTTTTAGTTTTCCTTTAGATGTTTGTACTGGTGTCCAAGTTCGTTTCCGGGACAGTAGTTTTATATAGGGATTCATTGTTGACAGTCACAAGCTATTTCGTCTGGTTTATTACTCATAAGATCTGCCAAGTAATCTTCAACCTCAGTATCTTCTAGTGCTGCGTAAGCATCTGTCTTATCCTGAGTATCTCCCATCACTTGCAAAGCATAATATAAAGAAGTCTGTGGACTGAGTAACCACTCTTCTATAAATGCCTCATCGTAAGTCACCATGTCGCTCCAACTGTTGAAGCTATAGCCATGAAGCAATCCTGTTCGTTCTAGCATAATCATTATCTGATCTGCTACTAACTTATAACTCTCCCATCCTACCTCGGATGCGATCTCTACGTTTCCATAGTTGACTTGCTCAACACCAAACTCTCCTGAATCTCTGTCAACAATGCGACTGATTGGAGGAGCTATCTCTGGTGTAGAAGTAAAACCGTCAACGTCTCTACTCCTGTAAGAACAACTGGCGGTAGGAGCTATCGCGAATGCTCGTTCCATGTTGTTCTCACGTGCTAGGTTAGCTGCCTCTTGTATGCCGAGGAAGAGCTCGCGTGCAGCTAATCCCGCGTAACCTTCGTAAGGCTCAGCGTTATTCGTCGCTGTAAGAGCCTTACCAAACTCGGCATATGTAATCCTGTTGTGGGCTAGGAAGTTGGCTAAACCAAGAACTCCTAGTCCTACTTGTCTGTCATGTTTTGGTTTGAGATATTCTCCAGACTCTCCAACACCTGTCTTACCATGGAGGTTGCACAGCTCGGACATGCCTTTACGGAAAGCCGGGCGTAAGTCGCCGATGCGACAGGCACCGAGATTGATATGTTGGAGAAGGCATGTGCCTCGTGAGGGCAAGTAAACCTCAAGACAGACGTTGCCTCTGATCCGGTTGCCATATTTGTCATGTTTTATTTTGTTGAGCCAAATGTCTCCTCTTGCAATGCCTCTAAGTATAGCTTCCTTTGTTCCAGTTTCTGTATCAGTCCAGAGTCCTGTGGTGAGGTTAACACATCTTTTAACCCATGGGAGCTCGGCTCTTTCTGCTTGCACGAACTCAAGAATATCGGGGTGGTTAATATCAAGATGGAGGACAACAGCACCGTTACGGTACGTACCTCCGCGCCTAAGAATTTCATTTAATGTTGAGTAGATTTTTCCGAAGGAGACTGGTCCGCTCGCAACGAGTGAATCAGGTCCTTTATTAGTTGTTGTTCCTTTGGGTCTAAGTTCCGACAGGTGGACTGCGACTCCTGCTCCATATCTAAGAGCATGCGACACAAATCTCCAGCTTGCTTCGATTCCATCGGTGCCTTCCATTGAATCCTGCACGTTAAATATTGTGCAGCTTACGGGTAGACGGTTAGTTGGATTATCAATCCATTGCTGAACTCGACCAGTTCTAGCAATCTGATTTGGTTCTATTTTCGATTTCATTGAGTAAATAATGGGCAGCTTTTTTTAAGTCTTTTAAATCGTTGTCTTTATATCCTGCTCTGCATACATATTTGATTACGTTTCCAAGGTGATAGTTCAGGGACTGATCTCTTATAAAATCCCATACTTCTATGTTCCCTCTCTGGTAGTAATCAGGACCTTCGCTTTTTTGCTTCATTTAACAACGGGTAGATTAGATTGTTTAATTTAAAAACCTGTTCTTGCAACTTTAAATACAGCTCCATCATTGTCTCTTTATCTATATCATACAGAGCTAACTGTATCTCCCTCATTTGTAGGTCTTGATGGAGAGTCAACTTGGTAGTCTGGAATGGGTTGCCAGAGGATTGGTTCTTTTCTTTCATGGTCGTAGTCGTTAGTAGTTAAGATTCGTGCAAGCCTTGCGTTGATTAACGCGTCTTGTTCAGTCATATCTTTGTCAACAAAAGTTTCAACGACTGCTTTCCATGTGTATCCTTTTTCTTCAAAGATTTTCTCTGCTTTTTTTATACCAATACCGGGAACGCCTGCGTAACCATCAGTGTTATCGCCTGCCATTGCCTGAATCAGATGCCATCTTGCTCCTTCTTCTGGAGTGATGTCTACAGTTTCTTTGAAGTCATATAGTTTACCGGGAATCTGTCTCATATCTTTGTCAGGAGAG